TGATTCAAAATCTAAAAAACCACCTGTTGTTCCATCAAAAGTAAGTGTTGTATATCCTGCATAATTATTTGGCGAAGCAGTTCCTATTCCTACGTTTCCTGTAAAAAACGCATTATTTTCATTTATACTTAATTGGTTACTATTATTAACTGCAAAATAATGATTTCCACCTGTTGGAACATTATAAAACCAAGTAGAAGTTGTGCCATCTGAACCTATCCATCTTGTTGCTCCAGTTCCTATATTATTTGAGGTTACTGATAAATAACCACTCAATAAAACATTTCCTGCAAAAGTTGCGTTACCATCTGCTTGATTAATAGTTAGAACATCACTTGAAGTGCCATAAGAATAAAATCTAAAATTGTCATCTCCTGTATTTCTTAAACCTACTATCCATTTATCAGCACTTGCAGTTTGATATTTTGTTATTGCATTATCATTTGTCGCTGCTCTATCTATTTTAATAGTATCTTGAGTTCCAGATGTAGTAATATTTAAACCACCAGTTGTGCTTCCTGTTATAGTTGCTGAATCTGCATTTATAGCTCCTGTTATATCAACACCTGTACTTATTGTACTTAATTTTTGGTTTCCACCGTGATATAATCTAACATAATTACTTGCATCAACAGCAATAGCAGTTTTTGTTGAACTTCCTACTTTGAAAAAAGTTGATTCTATTTTAGTATGACTTCCTGTTGTAATAGTAGCTTCGCCTTGACCTGCTTGAGCAGCAGAATCGTAATAAATTTGAAATGCATTTGAAGTTCCTAATCTTATTCTTTTATCATCTGGAAAATTTAAGTTTCCTGCTATAACAGAATCTCCACTTGTAGCATTTACTGTAAATTTATCTGTGTTTATTGCTAAATCTCCTGCAAAGGCAGTATTTCCACTTGCTGCGCCTACTGTAAATTTATCTGTATTTACTGCAAAGTCTCCTGTTGAACTTAAATTAGTATTTGTTGTTAATGAACCATCAACTGTAATTGCACTTCCTGATTCTGAAACTATTGAATCTGCTATTACTTGCGTTGCTGACCATTTAGTTAAATTACCTGTTGTTCCAGTTCCATCTACTTGTGAATGGTCTAATTTAGTCCATTGATTGTTTGCCCCTGCAATTACCCAGTCTCCAACACTCCAACTTGATATACCATTTAAAGTAGTTGTACCCCCTACGCTTACAACGTAATAATGCCCTTGTGTTATAAAAGGACTATTATCAATAGTGTATGCTTCACCACTTAACATTATATCTGCATCTAAACTAAGAGTAGTATTACTATCTACGTTTGTAACTAATGCAGTTTGTCCATCTACTTGATTTACTACTTGGTCTCCTATTGTAACTGTTGATGTAAAAGTTGCTGTACTATCAATAAGTTTACTTGCTTGTACTCCTGTTGTTGTACCTGCTGCAGCTTCACCACCACCTGAACCTAATACTGGTGAGTTACTTGAAGCATCCCAAGAACCCATAAATCTTAACCCACCTGCTAAACCATTTATTTGAGATTGTACTTTACCAAACCCTTCAAGAATTGTATCGGTTGCTAAAATAGAACTTGCAGAAGGTGTTGTTAACCCTGTTAATACTTTGCCAGTTACTGAATTATTATCTAATGTTACTGCGCCACTTACATTTCCTGTTCCATCAACACTTGATATTGTTCCTGTAGCTTGACCTGTTAAAGATAAATCTCTTGCAGTTTGCCATTTTGTAGCAGTATCTGCATTTCCTGTTAGGTCTCCAGTTACATCTCCAGTAACATTGCCTGTAACATTACCTATAACTGCTCCTGTATGAGTACCTGCTGAATTACCAGTTAAATCTCCAGTTACATCTCCTATAACATTTCCAGTCACATTTCCAGTAACGTTTCCTGTAAGATTACCAGTAACATTTACATTAATTGAACTTGGTAAACCTATTTGTATTTGTTGATTTGAACCAGATGTTTCTATTTCGTTTGCAGTACCTACAACACTAAAAGTTTGTGAATTTAAAATTACTGCACCACTTCCTGAATCTGTTGTAAAATCTAAATCACTTGCATTGTTTAAACTTTTTACATAAGCAGTTGTTGCTACTTTTGTAGAATCATCTGATGACAACTGAGTGGTAGCAGTTACCCCTGAAGCAAGAACAGAGGTAGCAGTTACATTACCTGTTAAGTCTCCAGTAACATTACCTGTTACATCTCCTTGTAAATTTCTATGTATTGTTGCAGGTAAACTTAAACTTAATCCTTGACCTGAAGCAGCAGTTACAATTTGATTAGTTGTTCCTGTTACTGCAAATGTTTGTGTGTTTAGGTTTACATCTCCAGTTCCACTATCCCCACTAAAATCTAAATCAGAAGCTGCATCTAAAGTATCTACATAAGATGTTGTAGCTATTTTTGTTGAATTATCTCCTGCTGTTTGTGTAATAGCAGTTGAATTGTTAGGTAAATTTACACCTGTTGAATCTAAAGAAAAAGTTATTGATTGACCAGATGCTACTGTTGTGATTTCGTTAGTCGTTCCACCTATTGCAAATATTTGTGAATCTAAATCTATTTGACCAGAACCTGTATCTCCAGTAAAATCTAAATCTTCAATAGTAATTTGAGCAGCAACGTAGTCAATTATAGCAGCAGTTGTTGGGATTGTAGTATCATTATCGTTATTAGAAATACCATCTGCAGCATCTACAAACTTTGTTATAATAATGTTTTCTGCAGTATCTTTTAAAGAACCAAATTCTAAAATAGCAGTAACCTTAAAATCTCCTGCTGTATTCATATAAATTCCAGAAGCTAAACCAGAACCATCTGTTAGTTCTTTTAAACTTGCAGTTAAAGCAGCATTATCAATAGTTTTGATTAGCCCTGAATAAGTATCTGATATTCTTGTGTTAAATAGACTTGCCATATTTTTTATTTTTTTCTTGTTTCTTTAAAAACGTTTTTAGTTTTTCTATATTTTTTTGTTTTGGTTTATATCTCATAGTACCCACCCATTAAATAAAGCATCATAGTCAGGGTATATGTCATCATTTGAATTACTTGTGTATTCAGGATAATCTGACTGATTAAACGCCATAAAATCAATAAAACGTCTTGAATAATATTCCATAAATTCACGAGCTTTATCAACTAAATAATCTACTTCATTTTTACTTACAGTTTCGCTTGTTTCTGACCTGTGTTTAAATACTCCACCATTTTTAATAGAATAACTTGCAAAAGGAATATAATAAACTTGAGCTGCCCAAATTAACATTGGTTGTAAATAGGTATTTAATAATGTTTTATATTTTACATTTGCAACATCATCAATTTCTCCATTAGCAATTAATGTAGATATTTTATTATATAAGTCAGTTCCAGTATAGTTTTGTATATCAATTTCTTGAGCAAGTTTAATAAATTGTATAAATTTATCTGTATCAACATTCCCATCAAGGATGCTATTTCTAACTAAATCTGTTCTATTTATAAATAATGCTGTTGCCATAGTTTTTAATTATTTCTTTTTACCAAATCCCATTTTATCCCAATATGCCTTTGTATATCCTCTGTATTTCATATCAAATGGTGCAACAGGAACTAATTTATCATTTACAGGATATTTAAAACCTTTTGATTTTGCTTTACCTGTTGTTACTTCACTTTTAACACCTTCTTGTGTAAGCATATAAGTTTTTCTATACCATTTATGTTTACAATTTGGACCTCCTTTATAAAGCCAAATTGAATATGTTGCAGAACCACCTTCACCAAAGCCTGGATTTACTGGTTGTTTACCCATTCTAATTATATCTTCTTTACGATATATTTTTTCAGCTCTTACCATTGCTTTACAAAACTTTCTTGCATCATCTTCAAATTTTAATGGTGCGTATTGGTATCTTACTAAAAACTTTTCTTTTCCAGTTTGTTTAGTTTGTCCATCTTGTGTAGATTTTCTTTTTGGGTATGCTTTACCTGTACGTACTAAATTTACTATTTTGCTTAATGTTGATGGTTCTGGTGTATTTAATTCAGTTATTTTTTGGTCATATAAATCTTCATTTTCATAATCAACTTCAGATACATCTATTAATTCATATTTTTCTAAAAGTTCTTCTTCACTTTCTCCAAATTCATTTAATTGATTTGTTAATTCTACATCTTCGTGACTTTCACAGGGCATATACCATACTTTGTCTCCTTCTTTATGTTCGTGATGTCCTTTACA